CGTGCTGCATCTGAAACCATATTGGTTGCTGAGCAGTTGAAGGATGGCAGTGGTGCCATTGCTTCTGCTAAGTCACGTGCTGCTACGTCAATGAAGTTTGCAACCAGAGGCTTTGGGTATTCCTCTGAAAACATTGCAGGGTATACCTTAGAGATATCTCCCTGACGCACCGAAAGCACATCACGCATACGTTGATCTCGCGCTGATGAGCGAGTACGTAAGCGTGCTAGCTTAGCGTCAACTTCTTTGACTGATAACAATGGAGTTCCTTACTTCTTGTATAATCCTGGATACTTCTTATTGGTTGCCTTCTTAGCATCCATCTCTGCCCTCTTAACACCGGCAGGTGATGTACGACGTTGAATTTCTGCAACTGCTGCTGGGCCTGTAAGTGGCTTTGGCTTAACTGTTGGCTTAGGTGCTACAGTCTTTGAACGACCCATACGAGACTGTTGCGCGTTAATCATCTCAGAACGTTTTTCTTTTGAAGGACGTGTTGCTCTATACTTCTCGGCTGCCTTTTTAGCAGCAGCAAGTTCAGCATCAATTTGTGCTTGTGTTTTTCTAACTTTAGGCTTTAGAGGTTCAGGCATTCTTTTTGCTGCAGCAGCACGTTCTGCCATAATCTGCTGCTTTGTTTTTTGAGTATTTGCCACTGTTATCTCCTTGTTAGATGAACGTTCGGTCTTTCTCTGCGAGCAGTTCATCTATGTTGACAACTGTTCGTTTGCCTACCTCGTAGCGAGATAGAAAAGGATTCTTCATATGATGTGTCTTGTGCATACCTTGGTTAAGCATTTCGCGTGCGCGGATCTCACAGAACCACAGAGCCATTACCATATCGGTCTTACCCTTGGTCGTTGGGGACCAAGTAATTAGTTGCTCGATGAGCGCCTTAATGTTTTCAGTTTGGTCAGAAGGTAAGTGGATAAGGTTGTCGCGGTGGTGCTTGCCGTCAAATTGTTTTGTGCCGAACAGTGTGGACATAGAAGCAACACCGAAACCGGAGTCCCACTTATTGGTTCCAGTATGGTGTTCTCGCAGTAACACACCCCGTGAGGCAAGGTTTTGGCGGATGCCCTCATCTTGCGTAAGGAATGATTGAAAAGCATTCTTCTCTACTATCCACTCACTAGGCTGGTACAGGGAAGTCCAGTCAAAGATTAGTTGGCGTATCGCAGCAGGTGTTGGCCTAGTGATCTTAATAGCATCAACGATATAGCGTTTATGTGTAGCCCTATCAACAGCGTAACAAACGACGGCTGTATCACCAACCATAGCGGGATCAAGACCACAAATAAAAGAAAAGCCGTTAACATCCCTCGGATGGCCTGGGTGACCAGGAACCAAGCGACCTGCTTTACGCATACCATCTATAGAACCTCGCACACATACTGGATCAAAGATGGCATCATCTGAGATATCTTGTTGTTGATACACCAAAGCCCAGGTGCTTGCATCCATAGCTTGGCGTTCATTGTAAAGGTTGCGACCATTCCATCTAGGGTAGAGGCCGTCTTCGTTCTTGTCAGATTCTTGTTGCCCATCGAAAGGCGCGTCACTAGCAGGCCACAAAGTTTCCCACTTGTCAGGGTCTTCGTGCGTAGTCAAAAGCGCTGGCATAGCCAAGTACTTCCACGGGACCAGTCCACCTGGGTAGCGGTCTTCGTTACGTAGCTCGCGGTATAGGTCCATAGCTGAAACACGCGTACCAATAACTACAAGTTTACCTGTAGGGTTCAAACGAGAGCGTACGTCCTGGGTTAACCAGCGGATCTGCTTTTCAAACTCGTTGGCGTTCTTTAAGGTAACAGCGTCATCTACGATAATCATATCTGCACGCTTACCGTAGATCTGACCACCGATACCAATGGCTTCGATGTTTGGATCTTTTTCGCTAGACTCACGTAGCTCGGAACCAAAGGTGACGCGGGTGGCTTGCCACGATGCGCTCTTAGAGTTAAACCCTACGCCAGCAGCGTAAGCCTGTTGGAGTGATTCATACATCGGATGTGTCAGGCGTTGCTTGATGGCGTAGAGAAAGTCGGCAGCTAACTGCTGGGTTTGGGAAACAATCAAAACTCTAAAGTTGGGGTTACGTACTACCTGCCAGGTAACATAGTCCACCGTGATCGTAATGGACTTGGCGTGGTTTGGCGGAATGTTAATCAGGATTCTATTAGAAGCCAGTCCTGGCTCATACTTCATAGAAGGGTGCATCCAGCCAGGTTCGCGGCCTTCGATCATATCTACCAGATTTTGCTGGTGTGGGAAAGTCTGGGAGTGCAGGAACTTCTGGCGGAACTCGGCAAAGGTAATGTCGTGGACATCGCTTGTTGCAAAGCTCTTGTCCTTAAGACCAAGGCGTGTTCGGTCAACCTTGTCTGTAAAGACCTTATCGGTACGTCGGTAGTACTCGTATGTCTTAATGGATTTACCAGCCGAGGCACAAGCGGCCTCGATGGTCATACCCTCTGCTACACAGCCAAGGATGATTCTCTTGGCGATGTCGGCACTATTGTCAGCCACGTGATCTCCTAAAATTTATTGGGGACCGGCCGGAATCGGTTTATTTTTATACTAGGCGAGGAAGGTTTTATCTACCAGTAGATAGACCTATCCCCACTAAAAGTACTGGGCAGGTCGGGCTTAACGCCCGAAGGAGCTACAGCGAACTGAGGGGTAAGTTAGTGCTCGGCCTAGGGGCCTCGCTAGAGGCCATACCGTTAACTGCTCAGGGCTTTTCCTATTAAAACCCCTTACTATATATAAGGCAGGAAATTATCGTCATTTCCCGTTTTTAGAATGTGACCTTCATCACAGTATATATAACCGCAGGTCAGAGGCCAGATCGCAGCTTTGACTTTAGCAAATATTTTTTGTTGGGGAGTATACAGACACCGCGTGCAGAATTCAACAACGGGGGGTCCCTGTTTCCTGTCTAACGCTGCGGTAGAGGTCTAGCCTTGGACAGTTGCGGGCTGTATGTCTATGGTGTTTGGTAAAGAGATAGGGGCTGACTAACCCGCCGGCTACCCCTAACCCTTAAGCTCTCTCTAATTAAGTAACCGCCTAACCTTGCAGCTCTACCCTTGCAGCTACTAACCGGCGCAGCTCTACCCGATAACCGCAGCTCTTACCCTCTCACCTTGCAGCTATCCGCCGGGGATCTAATGACCTAACCCCTAGACATAACCGGGCTAACTGTCTACCTTGTTGAGAGCTGCGACACGCCCTAAAAGATCCTCTTAAATGGTGTTGCACTATGGGGCATAGTCGTGTATCGTGATCCCTGTAAAGCTCACTTACCTACTAAAGCTTTACGGATAAGGATCTATAAATGATTAAGAATAAGGTCTGCAGCTGCGGTGTATGCCTAGATAGTTATTGCAGCTCTAGCGATAGCAAGCTAACAATTGCAAAATGTTGGTGTGCAGAGTGTAAGGATACCCGTAAAGAGGCTAAATTAAATGCTTACAAGATTACTATTGTGAAAGGATCTATCTAATGAAACTCACCGCAGCATTAGCAATAGTTACCCCGGCTTACCTATACGCAATTCTGCCCGGCGTAACTCTTACCTATGAAAGCACTATCTTGTTTACTCTTATCTCTTTACTATCCGTGAGTATTCTCGCGGGTATTGTCGTACTAAACAAGGGGGCTAAATAAATGACTAACACACAAGAGACACAAGGCGCTAAGCTCTCTTTCCCTTGCAGCTGCAACGGCTGCCGGAATTACCCAACACGCCCGGCGGAAATCTGGCACGAGTCGCAGATAGCTAGCAAGGCGCAAGGATACTTTTTTACCCCGGAGACTATGCGCTTTTTTAAGTCACGGATCGCAGACTTTAAGCCCGTGGGCATAAGCCCTAGCGGTGTTGATAGTTTAATGGTGATTGTGAGCAATAAGCGCGATAATGACCCACGTTATTACGAGATTATTACCCTATGCCCTTATGGCGAAATCGGGCGTGAGTGGGCTACCGATAGCGACGGAGATCCGATTACCCAATACGAGACTCTCAACAAGGCGCGAAAGTCTGCCCGGTGGAATTGCACCATAGCCCCGCAGCTCTGCGAGTGTCACGGGTGCCAATTAGACAAGGCGGGGCGGTAATGGATAAGTGTCTATGGTGTGACAATATGGCAAGAGTGACAGTATCGGGTGGATATGTACCGCGATACTTATGCGCCTTTCACGCTAGCGAGCTATGCGAGAGTATAGGCGACAAGGCGGGCGCGGTTAAGTTCGCGCAGCTTATAGCGGGGGACAGGGTGAGCGCGTGAGATCGCGCAGCTATTATCGCGTGCGCTTAGCGGTACGCCTAGCCTTTTGGTTAGCTCTTGTCGGTCTCTTGTACCTTGTCTCCGGGTTTTTATGGTGGACGGGATCTGAATACTGTCCCGGCTCAATGGTTAATTGCGTAGGTCTCTAGGTGAGTGACTCTCGCTCTCTTGCGCGGTAGCGTGAGAGGGCGGGGGCCGGCACCTAGCCGGCTAAGTATGAAAGGGTTAGAATATGAATAAGAGTAAAGTATTTACGCGCTTAGTGGATAGTCATACACGCGAGATAGTGGGAGAGTGCGAACTAACACCCGCAGCGGTTAAGAGGTTAATCAAGCTCTACCGCGAGCAAGGCCTATGGGTGGAGGTAGCTTAATGATACACGCGCAGACTATAAACGCAGCCTCCCGCCGGGTAGTAGACACCTACACCCTAGAGAATAACTATCGGATCAAGATTTACACCTATCACGACAAGACCCGCAAGGCTTACCTAAGTGTAATTAAAGAGTGCGTAGTGAGAGAGACCGATACGCCGGGGATCTATTTCGAAAGATCCCGCCTATATGCAGACCTTAATCACCTATTAAAGAGTGAGAGGGCGACACGCTACGCGCTTAAGGATCTAACCGCAGCTCACGCCGTAGCCCTAGAACTAGGCGCAGACTTACGCGATAAGAGCTTAGCTATCAATGCAGACACACCCGCGCAAGAGTTAGCTAACGCTTAGTAGTGTAGTATCGCACTCTACCTATCCGGTAGAGTGCGGTACTATCTTACTAAATTAGTAGGATAGTTAGACAGTAAAGGGGTTAGAGCTATGACAGTAGAGAGAGTGCGCCATAGTGGCGCGTATGTAATAAGCGATATAGCGGGAGAGGGCGCGGGCGCTTACCTATTTACCCGTACCTACTACGGCTACACGCTTAAGCAAGCTAAGCAACTATTTAAGATCGCACTAAAGGAGGCTAAGTAATGGAGACTATTAACCAACTAATCAATGAGATCTATGAGGACAACTATTCTCACTTAGAGTTCGATGAAAATATGGGGGGCGAGAGTTGCTCTTGCCCTATCCATACTACGCTTAACACTATCGTTAAGTATAGAGACGGGAAAGAGGGCGATGACGTAGAGACAGTATCTTGGTCAAGCTCTAACCCTACGGGAGAGGTAGCGTAATGAAAGATAACAAGATGTGCCTAAATGATGATTGCTATAACGACAGAGAGTATGGCGACAAGATTACCTATTGGAAAGATCAATGGGGCAATATAAGGTTTAACGCCAAGATGTTAGACCTATGCTTATTCTGCAGAGTTGAGAGAGATAGGGAGGTAGCGTAATGAGCTACGACATCAACAATAATTGCGTAAAGTGTGACCAATATAAGTACGACCAACACAAAAAGAGTTGCGAGTACTATGTAAAAGAGACTTACTTAGAGTTCATCAAAAGAATTATGGAGGTAGCTAAATGAAAGATAGATACTTAGTAACACTAGAGATAGAAACCTATGACGGAGATCCTAAAAATTGGGATTGGTCACACTTATTAGTTAATGACAAAACAAAATTTATCGAAAGTCAATTCAAGGGTAGAGTACTACCGGAAGAGGGAGAGGGTAATGAGTAATCTAAAAGAGTGGGTGGAAGATCGCCAACAAAATGGTGATGATGGAACAGGGTTTGATGATTACGCAGAGGGAGAGGGTAATGAGTAAGTGGACAGTATGGGTAGGCGGTAGTGAAATGAGTAGTAATCTATTAACTAGAGGACAAGCCGTATCAATAGCTAACGATTGGTTTAATCGTGGTTATGATGATGTAGTAGTAGAGGAGGTAGCGTAATGAACAGAGAATACTTAGAGGCTAAGGTAGACCTATGCCTTAATCAAGCTGAGATAGACTTACAACAGGAGGAGATAGCGAGAGCTATCGCTAACCTACGCAGGGCGAACTCTGCCCTATCGCAACTGTTCGGGTTTGAGGAGGAGGACAATGAATAAGATTTCAGATTACAAATACGAGATGTGGTTCTCAAATTCCTATGCCGTCTTAACTAAGGAGGAGAGTGCATTGTGCCTTGCACGCTGGGTAGAGGAAGGGTGCAATCTATGACTAATTACATAGCAGAACAGGTTGCTGAGATGAAAAGAAAACTAGAGAAAGAAGCAAGCAACATCTATACCATACACCCGCGTAAGTCTGAACTGATCCTCTTATATGAGGTAGTGGACGAGAGCGGGAGAGCTGAGTGGGGCGGGGCTAATGCTGAGCACGCTATCCAATGGCTTAGCCTTGCGCCAAGAGAGGCACGCATACTGGTAAGTGCTTGGGATAGTGATGAGGAGGACGCTCACTTAGTAGGGCAGACCATAGACATCACCGAGATAGTAAGGGCAGCTAGCCTATGACGGAGGATACTGTTAAGTGCAGTAGGTGTGAAGTTGATACACCAGAGTCTGAAGTAATCGAAGTCCACGCTTGGTGGCTATGTGGTATCTGTTATGACGAAGTATGAGAGGGTAAAAGTATGATGTATTGGTTAGGGATAGCTGCGGTAATGGTGATAGTCTATGTACTTATAGTGTGGGAGGACAAGATCAATGGAGAGTAAGCAGGTAAGCGGGAAACAATCTATCCACTACCGAAATTACAGAAGGGCAAGAGACAAGGCACTCGTGCGCCTAGCGCACCTATACCCAGAGACATACAAGCAATTGCTTGATGAACAAAGGAGTTTTGATGAGCAAGAGGGCAAGACTTGGATCATTGATAGTAATAGTAGGCTTACTGTGGGCGTTCATACCAGAGCGAACGCAGTCCCCGACGTTGCCGGACGTACCGATTATGAAAGCCCGGACGAAAGCTACAATGGAGGAGAAGCGTGAGAACAAGGCACTTGCAGTTAGTTTCCTCAGAGCACTCGGTTACAACGCACAACAGCGAGAGTGTGCGGTCACACTTTGGACCCGTGAGTCCAGGTTCGACCACCTTGCTCGCCCAAGAGACTCTTCGGGCAAACCAATTAGCTCAGCTTTCGGAATTGCTCAACTGCTTAGAGAACGTAGTGGAGAACCTGAACTACAAATCCTTCACGGCATACGATACATTGGTCACCGCTATGGAGGGAGTGCGTGTCGCGCTCTTAGCCACTCCGATAGACGGGGTTGGTACTGATGAGACTACTTGATCTTTACTGCAAGGCTGGAGGAGCGAGCAAGGGATATGTTGATGCTGGCTTTGAGGTTACTGGTATTGACATCAAGAAGCAGAAGCGTTACCCATTTACTTTTATATAGGCAGATTGCTTAGAGATACTGCAAGACTTAGATTACTTGCGTACCTTTGATGTGATTGCAGCTAGCCCACCTTGTCAGACACACTCACGCACTCAGCATCTACGTAATGCTCAGGGTAAGAGCACGGATAAGGTAGATCTGATACCGCAGACAAGAGAAGCTTTGATTGCTAGTGGCGTACCTTACGTGATTGAAAATGTACCGGGTGCTCCATTGATTAACCCGGTACAATTCTGCGGTTCATCATTTAATCTAAAGGTGCGTAGACATAGACTCTTCGAGTCTAACCTGCAACTAATAGGTTCAGTGTGTGACCATAAGAAGCAGGGGAAACCGGTAGGTATCTATGGATCTATGCGTGATGAGATACCTAAAGGTGGACACACGGCAAAGACTATTGAACAAGCACGCGAAGCAATGGGAATTGATTGGATGATCTGGGGAGAACTTGTTGAGGCTATCCCACCTGTGTATACTCGTGCTATAGGCAAACAACTAATAGATGTGCTAGGTTCTTAACCCTTTCCTGGCAAAACAAAAACCCCATCGGCAGAACCGGTGGGGTTTTTGCTAGCACTCACCAGGCGGAATTGCCTGCCGAGAACTTAATCATAACACTATCCACCAGTAGAGTAAAACCCTTTACCCTTGAAAGTGATAGAGGGCGTGTCCCACTTGCGTACCATAGGTATGTGACAGTCAAAGCAAGATGGCTCACGAGGTTCCTCGTGGATACTGCGTTCAATAGTTAATACGCTGTTGCAATCAGGGCAACGATAGTCGTACTGCATTAGAGCTGCACCGCTTCCTCTATGGGTAGATAACCTACTAACTTGCTGACCTTGTTAGAACGTGAGAACTCTGTAGTTGCTGGCATCCAATGGTTCAACCACTCAGGTTCTGGTACATCCATCAGGTCAAAAGAAAAGACACCTTGCGGTGTCGAGTTGATGTAGTAGGGGATAAGATCTCGCTCTGCTGCCTGCGTTATCAGCTTGCGATACTTCATCTCCTCTATCAGTAACGTGGGATAGTGGGTATGACGACACTTCAACTCTATGTAGTGACCTGCTTGGATAGAGATACAGTCGAAGGCATCATAGATACCTGGTGCTTTCTCTAAGTCAGGATAGAAACCTTCTCGCAAAAAGGTAAACAATAGTTCTTCGTTCATTGCCAAGGTGAGACACCACCTAGATTATCCTGCAATCTACGCAAAGCCTGAGCGCATCTACGATCTGCGGTAGAGATGGCACACTCTAATACCTGTGCTATTTGTTGCAGGGTAAAGCTCTCGTGATGGCGCATACGCAAGATAGACTGGTCCTCTTGGTCTAGTTTGAGAAAGCCCTTCTTGATGTCAATGAGGTTAGCAAGTAGGTTGCCACCTTCTGCCGGTGATGATGAACCTTTAGGTTGCCCATCTCTAATCATCTCTTGTGCTTGCTCTAATACTGTGCCATCTATGACTGATGCAATAACAAAGGGTAGCAACTGACCAAGCGTAGCTGACTCGTAATAGGCTTCATCATTAGTCTGATAGCCAGACTTAGCTGCCTTCTCTTTGCGTGCATAACGTTCGCCTGCACGCTTCATCTGCCAAGCAATGCGTTGCTCGTTGTGCTTGCGTCGCTCTTCGTTAGGTTCCAGTAGATCAATGATGTGATCTTCTACCCTAGTCATAGCCCACGCCATCAGCTCTTGCTTGATGTCATCCTTCTCAACGTGCTTGTTATACCTACGATGGATGGTGTTAGCAACGCTAGGCACTAGGTCATAGATTACTGGGTGCAGTTCAGTCATTGTCCTGCACTTCAGATTCTTTTGTCTTGACAGTATCAAGTATGCGTTGAGCCTGGATGTCTAGGGCTTTAGCCCAAGCTGGCTTTGGATGCTCACTCATTAGGCCACCTTGATTCAATATAATCGTTTAAGATTATTGCGTTAAACATTATGTCTGTGTATGTAATAAAGTACGCTTTGTCAGGATCCCTATAACTTGCATCAATTGAAGGCTTATCACCGGAAAGCACGTAAACAAGTCTTTCTATCTCATCCATTAGTTGACCTCGCTATGTCGTTTAATATATGCAGCAATAATATCAAGTGATACATTCCTGTTCTCTATGTTTCCTAGCATATGGTTACAACCAACACATAGCAGTTCACGAACAGCGCCTGTAGTGTGATTGTGATCTACTGCAAGGATACTCGTAGTCCCGTCTCTACGCTTCTTAGTTTCTGGTAAACCGCATATGGCGCATAGATGATTCTGCCGTGCCGACATAGATTCATAATCTTCAACGGTAATACCATATCGTTTCTTGTAGTGCTTGTTACGATTAGCGTTAGGGTTATTCTTTCTATAATTATCTATGTGTTTTCTTGCTTTGGCTTTGTGATACTCAGGGTCAGATGCGTACCTAGCACGTGCCTGAGCACGTACTTTTTCTGCGTTCTTGGCACGCCACTCACGAGCATAAGCGTTGCGTTCTTCTTTGGTCATCAAGATTTTGGCCATTTGCCATCCAAAACTAAGAGTGCGATAGCACTGTAGTTCAGTAGATCAATGAAGCTATCTCGTAGCGACTCGTTCTCTGGTGTTGCACCGCTATCAATCAAGTGGTTGATGCGTGCAGTCTTGTCGTGCATACGCACACGCAAACCATTGAGAGGTCCACCAGGTGAGAGGCTTATGTTGGTTGGGCCGTAGTCTTTGTGCTTCTTGATGAGCAGGTTACCTGCACCATCTAAGACTTCCCACATATCGGTAACAAACTTCACGTGGTCAAAGTCTATCGAGTCGGTATCGGACGTATTGTTATTGTTTCGCTTTGCGTATCCACTGAAAGGATCTGGAAGCCCATATGCTGCAAAGTCTGTAGCATCGTGTCCCACTCGCTTCTTGTCATCGTCATACATTCGACTCCCCTATCAGTAGCTTTCTCGTAGCATCAATTCCATTAGCCAAGTAGTAATCATTGATGTCCATACCTGGGGGTAGTGTAACAATCTGTGAGTTCATTACCTCATTCGCCACGCGCTTAGCAAACTCCGCGCCAGGGTTAGACCCATCCTCTTTGATGTCATTGTCACCGACAACATAAATAGTTTCGTACCCCGCAAATAGTTTTGGGAAGTGTGACTTCCACGCAGCAACACCAGGTACACCCACTGCTGGGATACCAAGCTCACCGCTAGTAACTATCGCATCTAGTTCACCTTCACATACAACGATGTAAGGTGAGTCAACAGTGATGTCACATACGTTATACAGGTGTGCCTTCTGCCCAGTAGGTGAACCATACTTAGGCTTGGCATCATCTAATCTTCTAAACTTAAAGCCAACACAACCACCGGATGCTGTGATGTATGGGATGGATAGCCACCCTTCATACATCTCGTGACCATTGATTGGGTTAGTAATAGTCCCTAACTGAAACAGTCCTGCTGTCTCTTCAGAGATCCCACGTCCTTCGAGTACGGCTAGAGCCTCTGGACTTATTGCCTGTGCGTATTGCTGCGCCGCTTCCAGCAGCAATTTCGACTGCACGTTTGAGGCCATCGTTAAACTCCAAGTTCTCTAGTATGCACACTAAGTTAGCTGCGTTGCCACCCTTACCGCAGGTATGGCAGAAATATAAATTGTCATAAGTATTGATAACTGCTGAACGTCTACTGTCACTATGTAAACAGCAACGAACCGAAGCACTCTTGCCTTCACGTACCTCACCTCCGAAGTGGGAAACGATTGCTCCTATGGGGATTGAGTTTGCATCAACGGCACCTTTGTACCGGCTCGCTTTACGTACCCTGGACCAGTCTTGTGCTGGCATACACACCCCTTATCATCACACTTATCGTGCCACTGAGATGAACGCTTGTAGTGAGCTAGGCTATTTTCTTCTCCGCCTTTATGACAGTTCTGGCAAATCATCTTTATCCCAACCAAGAACTAATTTAATAATGTCTGATGCAACTTCATAAGAATTACCGCCACCGATAATAAGATTAGATACTTCCTGAATAAGATTATTAACTTCTTCTTCTACTACTGGTACAAGTATCTCTGATGTTGTGATGTTACCTTCTGGAACTGGCATTACTGTTTCTCCTTTAGCCATTGAGTTAAATCTTGGATGACCCAAGCCTGATCTATTGAAGCGTTGCGACGCTTAACTATTACATATGACAGAGGGACTTCCCCGATACCTCGTGCCTTTGCATAGTTAAGCGCCTCAACTTGTGCTTCTCTCCAGAACTCAGGCAACGATAGGGTTGCCCTGTTCTTGAGTTCAAGGATATAGGTTTCTCCTGCGATAACAGTTACGATGTCGCCCTCATCCTTTGCCCCAGCTTTTGACAAACGCTCTGCAGTTACACCTTTACCGCGTAACCATTTCATTACATCTGTCTCGAACTGAGAACCTTTAGTCTTGTTGTACTGACTCATCTACCAGTACTACCTTGTTAATCTTATAGATGATGTTGCCTTCTTCATCCTTAACTAATTCGACAATACCAGATTGCAATAGCGCACCAACGAAGTTGGTTAGGTCTACCTTGAGTGCATCAACATCTGCACGCAACCCATCTATCTTGAGATTGTCTCGGTACTTATTTGATAACTGTTCAGACATTTATTCCTCCTTGGTATCCAGTCATAGCATCTCTTCGTAACATCCAACCAAACTCATCTTGGTCGCCTATCTGTACTGCTGCATAGTTTACTAGAAGCTGTGCATATTTCTTGCCATCTGCTGAGTGTGGCCCAAATCTATTCTTGACCGCTGCCACCTTAAGT